GCTGTTGGTGTTCAAACTAATGCAGCAAGTATCAGCGCATACACATATTTAACTCACACACATGGTGTTACTACTTCACATCTTCGTATTACTGCTCTTGCAGAAATACAAGCAACATCGTTTACAATAAAGACTGCAACTGCTGGACCTGGATATAAATTTGAACCAGTAAATACTGGCCAAAATACTATAACAGCAGGCCACGTGTTATATGTGGATGCTCTAACAGGTTCTATTGGCACAATAAAATCACGATTTATAATTAAACCATTTGGTAGTTTAGATGCAGCAACAGATCCTATAAATACCCTGTACTATACAACGTAAGTTTTACTTTTGGAATTTTAAACTATGGCGACACGAAAAGTTATAATCAAAGATGTTAGTGGTACTCCTACTGTTATCCCAGAACAAGTAGGAAAGCTTCATGTAAAAACACCAGAAGGAGTATTGTCAGTCACTAAGTTATGGGCAAAAGATGTAGACTCAACAGTAAAGTTGATATGGGAACCGGTAACTGTTGATGTGCCAACTCAGATAGATACACAAGATACGGTGGATCCGGGAGATCCAGGTGTAGGTGTAGTGTGTGCTAGCGGTGGGCTAGTAGAATATCCCGTAATACCGGGAGCCGACGGAGCAAGATGGGATTGTTCTCAATGGTCAAACACAGGAAATTGTGCAAGAGGAGCCCTTGTTAATACTTTTAGTTGGCAGTGGCACTCAGGCCACCAAGCACAGGAAGTTGCTAAGATTTATGAGGTAGATGGAACTATTACACCAGAAACAAAAGATTTTGGTTATTCTCCTCCACCACCCGGACATATAATTTTAGATTATGGAACAGATAATGTATCTAGTCGAATTGCTATGTTTATTAAGGGCCATATGATTGGGATCGTTAATGAAGAAGTTATCCAACGTAACTTTGTATTAACTACTGGAGCAGGAATCAATGCAGACTGTGCAATATCAATGCCAATTTTTCCTGGCACTACTGGCGCAGGATATACTTTTACCAGTTCTCATGGTGCAAACTCTCAAATGCCATATGTTTACAGATGTCCCGGCGACGTAATACAGACCTGTACCTCATCAGTATGCCAGGGAACACTTTTTGGCGAAGGTGGTTTAATAAATCCACAACAAGCCGTGTGTGAGTGTAAGACTGCTCCGTGTATTCCAAATTGTTGCGTTGCTGGCAGCGATGAGTATCCATGTGGTACAGAATTCATACCAAATTGTCTAACAATCGGCGAGTATAGTTGTCCATCCGGCACTAGTTCAATTGATATTATTGATTTGATAGATCAGCAATTAGTTATTCCATTAATAGACACTGGGTGTATACGCACAGATACTGGGTGTTCAACTGTATGTTATTCTGTTCCTGCAGTACAAACTCCTGTTTTATTTGGAAGTACGGGAGGAACTCCTCCACTTCTAACATGTAGAAGTGTGTGTAGAGTGCCAAATGTAGTATGGACCACTGAACAGATAGGCGGAACATCGGATTGTAGCTACTATAATCAAATGCGTCCAACGTGCATGTACGATAATGGCCACAAATTTTCTGATTTTTCAATGGTTATGAAAGGCGGATGTAATTGTGCCGATTGCCCACAACAAACTTTCTGCGCAACACAAGGATGTGCTAGCCAATTTAGTATGCGAATAATAATGCCATTTTATTTTAACTTTCCAAACACTCTGTTTAGTGGTAACGGAGTAGATTTACGTGGGCGAATCATTGATATTACTTTCCCCGGTATGTTTCGTGCATTCCCAGATATGGGAACCAGCTTCGGTAATTCAAGCTATCTACCCGGAGACTCAGTAAGAACTTTACCTGTTATTTTATCTGGAATACGAGATTTGCTGGTTGGCCGTATTAGCAGTTGTTGTAGTGTTATGGCTCCTGCATATGCTGCTTTATCAGGGGTAAATAGTAAATTTATTTCAATTGCTGGAAACCCAAATATATGTTGGTGTATGAATGAATTTCCCCGTGAAAATAGTGGGCCAAATGGAACTACTATACCTTCACACACACACCAATTAGTTATAGAGTTAAATCTTGGATCAGGTGAAAGTTGCTCGCAGTGTTTTTTCTCGGCGCCTGTTGGTCCAGATTATAAATTTAATATTGATGCATTTCAATTTTATCCAATTACAGATAGGGCTGGAAAAATACTTGAACCACTAGGAAGTTTTTTATCTAAACAATTATCAGGAGAAGAAAACTCTGGAGTATCTGCTATAAAATCTTTACGATTTATGGCACACCTAGACGAGATAGCAAGTGGGAGTGATAATGTAGGAAACGTATATTCAAATAGAGAAACTACATTTACTTATAATAATAGAGCAGAGATTGTTAATGCTTGGGAGGGAGTGTATATAGAAGTTCCAACAAATGGATTTAACCCAGCCCCTGTTGGTCCCGGGGTTAGATCTTTCATAGTAACAGATTACCTAGGTGGTACTGAGTTCGAACCTAATTTTATAGGTGGTAGTTATAGTAATATTCTCTACAAACTGTTAAACGTAATTCAACAGCCTCAGTATCAAACTGACACAGCAATAAATTGCAGATGTGTCGCCGTACCATAATTATAAAAGGAATATAAGGAATATAATGAAAATTAAATTAAACAAAATCGTGAATTCAATACAATCTTTAAAATCACTTTCAACACAAACAACAACAGCAAAACAGGCTTTTAAACTAGCTCGCGCACTCAATGCCATTCAAGCAGAATTAGATATCTTTGATGAAACAAAGAATACAACTGCAAAAAAGTATCAAACTGCTACCCCTGAAGGGGCTCTTGAAATAACTCCAGAAAATGCAGAGTTGTTCAAGAAAGAGATATTAGAGTTATTAGACGAAGAATTAGAGATTAACATTGATCTTATCCCTATTTCCGAGATGACTCTGAATATGACAGTTTCTAGTATGATGACAATTGATTACCTTTTTAGGGAATAAAGATCTATCCCAAAACATAAATAGGTATAGAAACACTGTTTTGGGAGATATAAATGGCAACAAAGACACGTCAGGAACTTAAAGATTACTGCCTCAGACGATTAGGATATCCAGTAATTGAAATCAACATAGATGATGCTCAAATAGAGGATCGTATAGACGATGCTTTAGAACTATTTGCAGAACGGCATTATGATGGTGCAGAACGAACTTATTTACCAAAACAACTCTCTCAGACAGATCTAACGAACAGGTATATAGATTTAAAGGCTCCTACTCTGGCAGAGGGAATTGTTGCTGCTGCTCCAGCAATGGATCCAGACGGAAACTCAATTCTTTCTATATTAAAGTTATTTCAACTTTCAAGCGGACTTGGAGCAGGATCTGCAGGAAACCTATTTGATGCCAAATATCAAATGGCACTTTCTGATATGTTTGGATTATATTCTGGTGGAGGAAGCGGATTTGGAATGGGTGGAATAAATCAATACGATACAGTTCGCAGGCATATGGCGCTTATTCAAGATTATTTAACACCAGAAAAATCAATTCGCTTTAGTAAGGTAACCAACAAGATTTACATTGATTCAGATTGGGCTCAATTTGCAGTTGGAGATATCTTGTTGTTTGAAGCATACAAGATTCTTGATGCTAACGATTATCCAGAAATCTACAACGATATATTCCTGCGAGCATATGCAACTGCTCTTATTAAAAGACAATGGGGAACAAATCTTTCTAAGTATAGTGGAATTGCGTTAGCAGGAGGAGTAACTCTAAACGGTATGCAGATATATTCAGAAGCAATAGAAGAAATAAAAGTATTAGAAGAAGAAATGTCTTCACGTTATGAACTTCCACCAAGTTTTGAGGTTGGTTAATGGCAGTTAATCCGTATTTTAATAATTACACATATAAAGCATCACAGGATCTGGTAAATGATCTTGTAAAAGAATCTATTCGAATTCATGGTATTAATTGTTTTTACATGCCTAGAGAATTAAAGAACTTTGATTCAATTTTTGGTGAAGATACCAGTGCAAAATTCAAATATGCATTTCCAATAGAAGTGTATCTTGAAACCGCAACTGGATACGACGGAGACAAGGAAACTATAACAAAACTTGGACTAGAAAACAGAGATGTTATTCGTTTAATGATGTCTAAAGATAGATTTATTCAAGAAACAATTGCGTTTCGACAATACTTCACAGGTAGACAAATTGAACGTCCTACAGAAGGAGATTTAATCTTCTTGGAATTAGATTCTGGATTATATGAAATTAAGTTTACAGATGAAGATGCCGACAACGATTTCTATCAGACAGGCAAATTACATTCATTCCGACTTACTTGTGAACGAGTAAGATACTCGTTTGAGCAGATTGATGTTAATAACGAAGAAATCAATGAAGGTGTTGATAATCTAGTTACTGGTATTGATAACAATAATGATGGAATCATAGATGAATTTAATATTAAATCAGATGGAAAACCACCTCCAACTGTGGATAATGATACCATACAAGCAGAGGGAGAAGATGTGTATGACTTTACAGAGAACGATCCATTCTCTGGAGGAAATTACTGATGTTTGGTGATCCTTTCTATCATTCTACTCTGCGCAAAACTGTAATTGCGTTTGGTTCTTTGTTTGACAGACTTTATGTTACTCGAATGCAGGATGGCAACCAAGTAAAGATTAAAGTTCCAATCATTTATAGTTCAAAAGAAAAGTATGTTCAGCGATACAAAGATTCATTCAACAGAGACAACAAAGACGCAGCAGCAGTACAAATTATTCTTCCTGAAATAGGATACGAGATTGCCGAAATTGCCTATGATCCTTCTCGCAAAAAACCATCTGTAAATAAACGAATCGTAGAGAAACCCAGTAATAGTGACCTGTACAATTCAAATTATACAGAAGTTCCATATAATGTAAATTTTAATCTTACAGCATATGTTCGTTACATGGACGACGGGCTGCAAATTGCAGAGCAAATTCTTCCATATTTTACTCCAGATTTCACCGTAGCAATTAAACAGAACGTGCTTGGTGGATCTTCTGAAAGAATGAATATTCCTTTTGTGTTGAATACTGTTAATATTGGAAGTGATTATGAAGGATCAATGGAGGCAGGAACTCCTCGTATGATTCTTTGGGATTTATCATTTACTGCAAGAATTAATCTATTTGGGCCTATGTCTGTAGCTGGAGTAATCGAGGAAGTCAATATGAATGTGTTCCAAGATCCAGAATTGTTAAGTCCTCTTGGTAGTATAGATATTGTTGCCACACCACATGCAAATACAAATAGTTATAGCATAACACAAACAAGCAACTTGGGATAAAATGGAACCTAAAAATTTTGATAATTTAAACAATGCTTTGAATCTTCCAGATTCACAAGAAATAGAAGTCTTTACACCAAGACCTACAACAGAAATTGTTGTGCCGCACGATCAGCACCTAGACGCAGACTATGCACAGGTGCGATCTAATCTAAAAGATATCATAAAGCAAGGATCTGAAGCAATAGATGGAATTTTATTGGTTGCTTCTGAAACACAATTACCCAGAGCATACGAAGTAGTTGCAACTTTAATAAAGAGTGTTGCAGATGCTAATAATAATCTATTGAATATTCATAAGCAGGTACAAGATATAAAAAACCAACTACCTCAAAAGCAAACAGCAGGGCATATTACTAACAACTCAATCTTTGTTGGAAGTACTTCTGAATTGCAAGCATTAATAAAGGGTCGAATAGATCCAAAAATAACAGATGAATGAAAAGAAGTCATATCTAGGAAATTTAAATCTAAAACCTACGAATGTACCTATCAACTTTACAGAAGAGCAGGTACAAGAATACATTAAGTGTTCTGAAGATCCAAATTACTTTATTCAAAAGTATATAAAGATTATTAATGTAGATAAGGGACTTATTCCATTTGAGATGTATGACTTTCAGCAAAAGATAGTACAAACTATTCATGATAATAGATTTACTATTGCAAAACTACCAAGACAGAGTGGTAAGTCTACTACTGTTGTTTCGTATATTCTTCATTTCATCTTATTTAATCCAAGCGTAAATGTTGCTATTTTAGCAAACAAACAAACGGTTGCTAGAGATTTATTAACTAAAATCAAAGTGGCATACGAGTACTTACCGAAATGGATTCAACAGGGAGTTGGTGAGTGGAACAAAGGATCTATTGTGTTGGAGAATGGATCTAAAGTTATGGCCTCTGCTACTTCTTCTTCTGCTATTAGAGGTGGTTCTTATAATGTTATTTTACTTGATGAATTTGCATTCGTTCCTCCCGGAATTGCAGAGGACTTCTTTAGCTCGGCATTTCCAACAATTTCTTCTGGAACTAGTACAAAAGTTATCATGGTATCAACTCCCCGTGGGTTGAATATGTTTCATAAAATATGGACAGAAGCAGAAGAGGGAAGAAACGAGTTTAAACCAATCGAGGTGCATTGGTCTGATATTCCTGGCAGAGATTCTGCGTGGAAAGATCAACAAATTCGGAATTCTAGTCCAGAACAGTTTCGTCAGGAATTTGAATGTGACTTTATTGGTAGCACTAATACACTTCTTTCTTCTGTTAAACTTAAATCTCTGGTATTTAAAGAACCAATCTATAAAGACGAAACTGGACTCAGGGTATATGAAGAACCAAAGGTAGGGCACACATATGTCATGACTGTAGATACTGCCCGTGGAACGGGCTCGGACTACCATGCATTTGTTGTTATTGATATCACTAGAGCCCCATATAAAGTTGTTACAACCTTTAGAAACAATGAAATATCTCCAATGGTGTATCCAAACATCATTTATCCTGTTGCTCAGAAATACAACGACTCCTATGTCTTGATAGAAATCAACGACATTGGCGGACAAGTGGCGGATTTGCTTCACAAAGAATTAGAATATGATAACATATTGATGACTACTATAAGGGGACGAAAAGGACAAACCATAGACGGAGGGTTTGGAGCAGCTGATAGCCAATTAGGAATCCGTACCACTAAAGCAGTTAAGCGATTAGGATGTTCTTTGCTTAGAACATTCATAGAAGACGATAAATTAATTTTTTATGATTACAATATTGTGAAAGAATTAGTGTCTTATGTTGCAAAAAACCATTCTTTTGAAGCAGACGTGGGCCACAACGATGATTTGATTTCCTGTCTGGTTTTATTTTGTTGGTTGAGTACACAAGGATATTTTAGCGATTTAACAAATATGAATATCCGTAGACAGGTATTTGATGAAAAATTAAAGCAAATCGAAGAAGAATTAACTCCGTTTGGGTTTATAGAAAATGGCATAGATCCAGATCTAGAGATTGATGATCAAGGAATTGGCTGGGTTGTGGCGGATCCGTTGATGTAATGTAAACACACAGTTTCCTACATATTTGAGTAAAATAAAACACCTACTTTCCCAAATAGGATCTCAAGGAGACTAACACAATGGCATTTCAAGTCAGCCCAGGCGTTCAAATCAGAGAATTTGATCTTACCGCAATCGTTCCAGTTGTATCAACCACCCCAGCAGGATATGTTGGTGTGTATCAGTTTGGCCCAGCAGATCAACGAATTTTGATCAGTACTGAAAAACAATTAGAAACAATCTTTCGTAAACCCCTGAATAATCCATATTATGCAGTTTCTTGGTTGCTTTCTTCAAACTTTCTTGCATACGGCGGAAATCTTCAAGTTGTGCGAAGCGTAAAAGAGTATAATTCTGCAGATGCAACCAACGATGTTAATTCTATATCTCTTGCTCTTTATCCAGATTACGGTTCTGGAACAAACGTAACAGATAGTACGATTCAAATTAAGAATCGTGAACATTATGAAGCAGTAACATTAGGATCACCAGAATCTGTTTTTGATAGTACCTTTATTGGAAAATATCCAGGCGATCTATTGAATGGATGTGGTGTTGTTATCTTTACTAATACATTCAGCGGATCTGAAGAACCTGCTGATCCTGCGAGTTATCCAGAGTGGGCAAGAGAAGCTGCTTCTTCGTTTGGACAGCTTCCAAGCACAACTGATCAGGCAGCATCTCTTGGATTCTCCAAAGATGAAATTCATGTTGCTATTGTTGATGTTACAGGTAGGGTTACTGGCGTACAGAATTCTATAGTTGAACTATACGAGGGACTCTCTTTGGCTGCAGATGCCAAGAAATTGGATGGAACTTCCAATTTTTGGCTCAGTGTACTAAACAATCGTTCACAATATGTGTGGGCCGGAGATGTATTGTCTCAAATTGATATGGATGGAGCTGCTGGACTTGCATGGGGATCTTCGTTTGAAGGATCAACTCCGGGTGCTTTTAAAGAAACGGAGAATCTTACTACACCACACGGAACTGTGGCATTCACTCTACGTGGTGGAGAGGTTTCCACAACAGGGTATGATTCTAGCAATGTTAGTTTGTCTGCTCAAATCCTTGCTCAATACGAAACAAGTTTCGGAGATTCAGATGAATCTGATGTGTCTATTCTGAT